CGGGGATCATGTGTTGCGGATCACAGTATCGCAGCGCCAACATGGGCGTTCTACATCGTATCACCCTGCGGACAGTGCGATGCATGGTGATGTATGACAAGTCGCTGTGCTTCAGAAGATTGGGCCGTAGATACCTGCAGATCGAGGAAGGCGATGATCCGCTCGACCTCTGCTGCCGGATCGGCCAGAAGCCTGTGGTAGCGCACGGTCAATACCCGCTCCTGCCGCACCATCTCAAATCCGGCTGCCTTTGCCTGCCACAATGCTCGTTGGAGTTGCTCGCACTGCTCCGGTGTCGCCCGGAGCCAGCCGTGGGCTTTGGCGGAGCGGTCCACCAGCGACCGGATCGACTCCTCGATCGGCCGATCGATGTGGATGAACCGGCTGTTGGGTTCGAGTTCGAGGAGGAGGTCGATCATGAGGCAGAGGTGGGGGTATTTGCCGCCGATGATGGTGCCTCGGTGGGCGGCTTCTCGTTGGCGGGCTTCGATCCAGTTTTGGAGTCGATCGCGTGTTGTTTCGATTGGGACCGCTCGTTCGGTTGAGGGGAATGGGTATGCCTGTTCGCAGATCATGGCGAGGCCGTGGGCTTCGTAGCCGCCGGTGCTGTGGCCGTTGCGGTTTTCGTAGCCGATGAGGCGGTTGCCCATGTGGACGCCGAGGCGGTGGAGGATGCCAGCCGTAACCGACGAGCCGGAACGGTGCAGGCCGATGACCCAGACGGGGGGTTGTCGATTCTGTTTGCTGCTGTGTTTCCAGGCGTTCCAGTATCGGTCTTGCGTGATGCGGCCGCAGATGTCCGACCGCCCACCCGCCTGGCCGATGATCCATTGGGTGGGTGCGTAGATGTTGTGCTCGCCTGACTTGTGGAGGAGTTCCATCCGGTGATCGACATGGTGGCGCGGGCACCGGGCGTGGGCGGGCCAGTCGCAGAGGTGTTGGTAGAGTGTGCGGATGAACCGGCCGCGCACGGCGTAGGCCTGTGTGCGGTTGACCATGTGCGGGCGCACGACCTCGGCGTTGATGCGCTGGGGTGGTTTGGCACGCAGGCCGCGGTGTTGGCCGCCGAGATAGATCTGGTCCCAGTCGGATGGGAGTGCTTCGAGGAACCGCGCGGTCCGTTCGTCGAAGTCCTCGGGGAACAGGGCATCGTCTTCGAGGACGAGGAGGACTTCGCCGCGTTGGTCCATGCCGTCCATCAAAGCCTGCTCGAGGATGCGGATGTGGCTGAGCATGCAGCCCCATGCGCCGCCGCCTTGTTTCCACCAGGCGGGAGCGCGGACCTTGCGGCCATCGATGGCGGGGAAGCGTTCGACGCCGGGGATCGGGCATGAGCGTCGGAACGATTCCCACCGGTCGGGTCTGCGATTGAGGTTGATGCAGACTGCCTTCATGCTGCGCCTCCCTCGAAGCCGGAGAGGAGATCGACGACGGTTGAATCTGCATTGCTTGAACCTGCATTGCTTGTCGAACCCGACGGCGCAGCCATGTCGATTCCGATGGCGACGGAACTGCTGCCGCCGCTGGAACTCGATCCGGAACTGCCACTGCTGAGTGATGAGCCGCTGCTCTTCGATGAGGCGTTGCTCGTGCTGGAGCCTGATCCGGAACTGGAGCCCGACGATCCGCCTGAGCCGGAACTGCCGGGGTTGGATGTGCTTGGTCCACCGCCACCACCACCACCCGGCCCTGCGTCTCCGGGACCAGCGTTATGGACCCACACGCCGTCGGCCAGGTGCATGTTTGTGCCGGGCACATGAAGTGAGACGGTGGAGACTCGGGCATCGATGCGTTCGATGGATTCGATTGCTTCTTCTGTGAGGTTCTCACGGATCAGATGATCGCCGACGCGCAGCAACTCGGAAGAGCAGAACCCGGTCTCGTCGCCCCGGCGGACGAGGAACGGGTGCTCGAAGGTCGCCTTGATGCGTGCATTAATAAGGTAGAAGCCGTCATGTTCACCGAGTGTGACACGGGAGATGGCTGCGCTGCGAGGCGACAGCCCGTTCGTCCCGGCGTGCGACAGCCACGAGAAGTGCGCGGCGTTGTCGATGTCCGTATCCAATCCCGGCACGACCAACGATGCGATCCGGTCGCCGGGCTTGAGTCGTTCGATCGGGACGCGTCGGCCGTCTTCGAGTCGCACGAGTGTGCCGAAGAGGAAGCAGTTGCCGCCGCCACCGGAACCTCCGCCGGACCCGCCACCGGAGCCACCGCCCGAACCGCCGCCGCTTCCCCCACCACTTCCGCCGCCGGAACCACCCGACCCGCCCGACCCGCTGCCACCGCTGCCGCTTCCTCCGGACCCGCTGCCGGAACTGCCTTCGGAGCCGCTGCTTGATGCGGAGCCGGAGCCCTCGCTCGAACTCCCTTCCGAACTTGATGCACCGCTCGACGAGGACGATGGGGAACTGCTGCCGGATGATGCGCTGCCCGACGAGCCGCTGCTGCTGGAGGAACATGGGGGTGCTTCGGTTGGGTTGCCGATGCGGGCGATGGTCCACGCGATGTCGGGCGTGTCCCGCTCCGCCTTGGGTTGAATCCACAGGAGGTAGGCCGAGCCGGTCACGCCACTCTGCAGCCGATCTATCGACTTCGGATCGACCTCGGCGAACCGATCGCACTCGTCGATCATCTCGACGCGCACCGCCACCGCACCGTCGATGACCGCCCGGCCGATCGCTCCGTCCGGCAACGGCTCGAGCAGCACAGCGAAACGACCCGTGTGACGCCGCTTTGGCTTGACACCCTTGAAGGTCACACGGTCCTCGAAGACCTCGGCGTTGTCGGTCGGTCGGATGAGCGGGGCTTGCACGCCGAGGATGTCGAAGCGTTGGCGAGGCTCGCCGGTGTCGTTGCGGACGAGCACGATGCCGGTCTGTCGAAACTCGCGGCTCGCAGCGGTGTCGCCCTGCAACGCACGCTGCTTGAAGTCTTGTGCTGCGTCGATGAACGCATTGAACGACGCCGCCGGGATGGCCAGCGGATCGTTCGTTCGCACTTTCTTGAACGCGTCGCCCATGGAATCCTCCGTTTAGATTCCGAGGGCCGCGAAGTTGCCGGAGTCGTAGACCTGCTCGACATACGCAGCGGCGGGTTTCTTGACCAGTGACTTGGCGACATCGTCCACCGCGTCGGCGTAGCGCACCCACAGATACTCCCATCCCTTCTTGGCGATGCCGGTGATGTCGCCGACGGTGAGGTTCATCGCGTTGGGGCTCGCGGCGAAGCGAAAGCTGATCTCCCAGTCCGAGTCGCTGCGTTTGGAGCCGGATGCGCCGAGGAACAGGCATTCGCCGACGGCGAAACCACGGAATACCGCGTCATTGACCTTGCCGGTCAGTGCGAACAGCACGCCCTTGTATTGCTGGGTGACCTGCGCATCGGGCAGGTAGTGCGTCTCGGCGAAGTTGTAGACGGGGACGGCAACATCCACGCCCTCGACCGAGTCGTTGGTGACGCCGATCGCGCCTTTGAAATCGGGCGGCGTCTGACCCGCTGGCGCGTAACTGCCGACGGTGGTTAGTGATTGGGTGATGTGGCGCGTGCCGCCGCCGGTGTCGAAACTGAAAGTCGAGCCACCCGTCGGCGGCGGTTGCGAGTTGCTCGTCAGGCTGTACCGAACCGTGGCTTCCCAGTGCATATCGCCGACCGGTTCGATCCAGACGCTCTGGCGTGGCAGGCCGTCATAGGTTGTGGGGCTGACCGATTCGACCTCGGTCTTGACCTCGAGGTCATCGTTCGAGCCGCGCGCAGCGTAGACCAGATCGACCGAGGCGTTCGGCCCCGTGGTCGATGTGCGGCTCTCGAACTTCTCCTCAACGGTGACGGGCACTTCGTTTCAATCCTCCGATCAGGTGAACGCCAGACCGCCGTTGCGGGCGGCGTCGGCGATCTTCTTGGTGTGCTGTGCGGTCTCTTCGGTGGCCTTGGCGGTGCGTTCGTCGGCATCGCTTGAAGATGCCAGCCCCTGAATCGCCGCCGCGTTGAAGGTGCCGCGGACGGTTGCGCCGGAGCGGGCAAGTGTGCTGCCGAGCCCAGCGAGTTGGCTTTGGATACGGGCGACGAGACCCTCGGCAGAATCGGGTGCTCCAACATCGGGACTGGCGCTCTCCGCGTCCTTGCGCTTCTTGGCGGCCTCAGCAATCGCCTCGTCGAGTTGGCGGCGTGCTTCATCGAGCGCCTTCTGCGTCTCTTCGATCTTGGTGTTGGTGCGATCGTCGAGCGCCTTCTGGGCCTCGTCGAACTGCCGCCCGATCTCGGCGAGTGTGGCCTCGTTCTCCTCGGCTGACCGGTCGCGTTGGCGTTGGCGGCCTTGCTCACGCTGGGCGAGTGCCTGCTGGGCCTGCGATTCGATTTCGGCAAGGCGTGATTCGAGTTGCTGATCGATGCCCTGCTTGGTGGCCTTGACATCGAGCGACGAATCGAACAGCCCTTGAATCTCCAGCATCCGCTTGGCCACAAACGAGGTCGCGGACTCCCAGATCTTCTTGAAGCCGCTGGAGAACCGCGTCCAGGTCTTGGAGAGGAAGGCCGTCGTTTCGATCCACGCAACCTCGATGGCGTGGAAACCGATCTGGGCTGCGGCCACAGCACCGAACCACATCTTCTGCGCGGTGCCGATGAAGAACCGTTTGGCTTCAAGCCATGCCCCGTTGATCGCTGCGACACCCTTCTGCCAGATGAGCTTGAGCGAGAGCCAGAGAATCTGGGCGGCAAGCGCAACATCACCAGCGGCGAGGGCATCGGCCATGCCACCGACGACTTTCGTCACGGTGGCTTTGAGTTTGTTGAACTGCTCGCCCAGCCAGTTGAGTGCATCGGCCCCGGCCCCGGTTGTCGTCAGGATGGCGACGCCGACACCGATCACCGCGACAGCAACCAGTCCGATCGGCGAGAGCAACGCGGCCAGCACCGTACCCATGATTCCGATCGCTGCACCGATGCCGGTAATGATCGCAGCCAGCGAGCCGAACACCGCCCCGATGGCGACGATCGCCGCACCCGCAACGGCCAACGCGATACCAATCCCGATCACGACAGCCGTCAGTTTGAGGATCGTGACGACGAGTTGGCGGTTTTGGTTGATGAGGTTGGTGATCCAGCCTGCGATCTTGGTGATCGCATCGGCCGCCAGGCGGACCGGCTTCTGGATTGCCTCGCCGATGGCGATTGCGATGCCTTCGACGGCGGAGAGGAGTTTGCGGAACGAGCCACCGATGCCCGCGTCCATCTCCTCGGCCGTCTTGACCGCGAGCCCCGCGGAGTTCTTGATCTGGTTCTGCAACGCATCGAACGCCTCGGCGGATGACGCGAGTTTGAGGGCGGCCGCCTGCCCACGCCCGAACAAGGTCTCGAAGATCGACAATCGCTGGGCTGAGCCGAGGCCTTTGGTCGCCTTGGACAGGTCGTTGAGGATGTCAGCGAGCGGGCGGAGGTTGCCCTGTGCATCGACGGCCTCGACACCGATCTTGCGGAGCTGGGTTTGATTCGATTCTTTGGAGAGGTTCTTGTACGCGCGGGCGAGTGCGTTGCCAGCGAGTGATCCCTTGATGCCGTTGTTGGCCAGCACCGCGATGGCAGCGGCGGTCTCCTCGATGCTCGCGCCCGCTTCGACCGCGATCGGCGCGACGGGTTTGAGTGCTTCAGCCAGGTCGTCGAGCGTCTGAGCGCTGCCGTTGGCTGTCGCGGTGAGGACATCCGTCACGCGGACCATCTGCTCAACGGGCAGCGCGAACCCGCGCAAGGCCGCCCCGGCGATCTCGGTGGCTCGGGGGAGTTCGGTACTCGTCGCGCGGGCCAAGGCCAACACCGCCTCGGTGCTCGACAGGATCGCTTCGGGCTTGAAGCCTGCTCGACCGAGTTCGGTCATCGCCTCGGCGACTTGGCCAGCCGTGAACGATGTCGTTCGCCCGAGGCGCTTTGCTTCTTCACGCAGCGATTGGAACTGCTTCTCGGTCGCGCCAGTCACGGCACGAACCGCACGCATCCGGTCATCGAAGCCCGCGAAGACCCGCGTCGAGATCGCAAAGCCCGCAGCGAACCCGGTGCCGATGCCGGTCAGGCGTGCGCCGATGCGTTGCACCGACGAGCCGAACGCTTTGAGCCGTTTCTGGGCGCGATTGAGCCCACGCACCAGCTTGTTGTCGTTTGCGTAGAGCTCGATGTAGGCTGCGCCTGCTCGGATGCCGCGTGCGGATGCCATGCATTTCTCCGATCAGGTGGTGAGTGTGCCTGAAGTCGGTGGCGAGACACGCCCTTCCTTCATCCCCTTGTTGAACGAGGACTCCTTTTCCTTGCGGAGGCGACCGGTGCCGAGGAAGAGGCCGACGAGTCCGGTCATCGCGGGCAGTGCCGGGCCGAGCATGGGGATGCCTGCGACAGTCGGGCCGACCTGGTCGAGGGCGGAAAGGGTCAACTGGCTGAAGATGCCTCGGATTTCGCCCGCCCGTTCAATGTTGGACTTCCATTGCGATCCGACGCGTTGGGTTTCCTCGAACCACGCGCGGTACTCAGCCTCGGCTTCGTTGAGCGAAGTTGTCGCGGGGAGTCCGGTTGACTGTTGCACGCGGTTGGGTGTCTTGACGCGCACGAGGTCGCCAAGATCGAACCCGGCGCACGCACCCAGCGAGAGGGTGATCATCACGAGTGCGAAGATGTAGGCAATATGTCGGTGTTGCATGGTTCCTCCTTGATGCTGCGGGCTTGTGTTTCCTTGGCTTCTTCCTGATGCCTGATGCCTATTGCCTGATGCCTTCCCTTGATGAAGATGTCCTTGAGGATGCTCACATCGACCTTCTGCTTTGGTACTTGCATCTGGCTGAACGGGTCGAAGTCGGTTGGCCGGAACGCCCGGTGCTTCTTCGGGTCGCGGTTGGCGTTGGCGATCAGGGCCATGAGCGAGCTGGTGCGTGCCCACTCGTCGCGTTGCCTGGCCTCGGCCATCGTGACCAGTTCACGCAGTGTCAGGGCGGCGGGATCGACGCCGACGATCCCGGCGAGTCGCCAGATGAATCGCCAGCATTCGGCACTGTTTGCATCAGTGCTTCCTCCGCGATCCGATCCAGTTCGCCGCTCTCGATCCGTTGCTCGACCAGATCCCTGGCCTTGTCCATCACCCGGCGGGTCGTTTCCAGGACTTTCTTGAAATTCGCCCGGTCCCTCGGGCTCGGGGAAAAAGACACGAGTTCCTCGAGCAGCGCTGTCGTTGCATGCTCGATCGCGTCGCCCGCCATCGCCCGGCCGAAGTCTTCATCGCTCACGCTTTGAGCGTCGGCTTCGGGCTTGCAGACGGCGTACACGATGTCGCACAGGAGCACCGGGTCGGTGATGAGCCGGTCGATCAGTTTGCCGCCGACGACTTCGAGCAAGTCCACATCGAGCAGGCTTCGCACGCGCTTGATCGCATCGACCGTGATGCTCACGGTCCATGTGCGTCCCGCGTTGTCCTTGAATGTTCTCATGCTGCCTCCAATCAGATCCATGCGGGCGCGGTCCCGGCGTAGGTGACCTTCGCCGTCACCGAGACGGTGAGTGCTTCTTCGAGTTGCTCGTTGCGGCTGAAGTTGGTGATCGAGAAGTCGGCTTCGAGACCGGAACCGGCCGCACCGTCGAGCACCTGCATGCCGATCTCCACATTGTTGAAGAACGCGTCCTTGATCGCTGTGAACCCCGCGTCGGCGGTGTCCCACACCATCTCGAACTCGACGCTCGCCTCCTTGAGCGTGCCGACCGTCGCCCGCCAGCCCGCGTTGGCGCGGGTCGTGATGTCGGCCTCGCCAGTCTCAAGGCTGAGCGTCACATCCTTGACATTGGAGAGTTCGGTCCAGGAACCGGCTCCGCCGACGCCTCCGGTCTTGTAGTTGAGCACGGCGTCCATGCCGAGTTTGATGGCCATGATGATCTCCTATCTGCCTGTACTTCTCATTTCACCGAACCGGCCCAGTGCTTGGGCAGGCGGTCTTTGGTCTTCGTGAGTGCTGGTCCCATGAACGGCCGCTTTGGGTATCGCTGTCGCTTGTAGCGCCCGCCGAACTCATGAGCTCGCGCGGACTGACCGACGATGCGATGGTCCGGCCCGATGACGACGCGCTGCCTGTTCTTCTCCACCGCAAACCGGATCGCACTGCGGAGCTGTCCACGCCGGGTCTTGGGCGGTGTGCCGGGTTCGGCGGGATTCGGACTCTTGCGGATGCTCCGCTTGGCCGTGAGCCGGATCGTCGCGCCCGCATGGCCAAGACTCTCGATGTTCGCCCGACGCACTTTGCGGAGCACCTTGGGGATGTCCGAGCGGGTCCTTACCTGGAGTCCAATGGCAGCACTGGTCATCGCAGCACCCGGAAGGTCAAAGTGATGATGCTGGTGAACAGACGCTTCTCGGTGAGGTGCTCAGGGGCAAAGACGGGCTCGGTCGCCACCTTGAGCACCGGCACGCTGCCGACGCCAACGACCTGCACACGCCCGAGCCGGAAGTGGTCGGCGATCTCCTCGGCCAAGGTCATGAGCGCATCGGCTTCGGTGTCGTCGGCGACTTTCTGCTGGACGCCAATGTCGATCGCGTAGTCGTGCTGGTTCTGATTCCGGCTCGATGCCAGGACCTCGACGCCTTTGGGCACGACCGAGACATGCAGGTCGACCATCTCCGGCAGATCGAACACGGGCTGGTAATGACGCGCGGCGGTGAACGCCTGGCCGAACGATCCGGCGTTGAGCGATGCGACAACGGCGTCGGCGATGGCGATGAGCGTGCTCATGGCGTTCCCCCCGACTGGCTCTGTGTTCGCCCGTTCAGACGACCCTCAAGGTATGACACCCGCCGCTCCATCGAGTAGAGGTCACTGCGGAGGCTACGGATCTCGCCGGTGAGGTCGGTGATGCGTGACTCGATCTGGTCGAGTTTGGTCGTAACGACACCCCACTGGACGGTGAACGCCAGCACCGCGATCGCAGCCGTCATGCCCACACCCGCCCAGCGGGCCTTGGTGCCGTTCGTGTTGGTGGGTGCTTTCTCGGTCGTGCTGCTCATGGGGCGCCCTCCGTGGCGATGTGCTTGGTGTGGATGCGGAGCGTCTTGCGGTAGGGATCGCTGTAGCGGAAGATGGGTTCGTCCCCGGGTGAGAGAACCTCGTAGACGAAGGTGGTCGTGCCCTCGGCCTCTCGAATCAGATCGCCGCGTTTGGGCAGCGTGATCTGTGCATCAAGAACGAGGTCCGCCGTGCGGATCAGGAAGTCCCGCGTCTCGGTCTTCTGGACGATCCCGTACTCGTCGGCCTGCTCGAAAACAGTCCTGCCGACAGTGGCCTGCACACCTACAGAGGAGGTCCCGCGCACATAAGTCACCGCCCGCGTCATGTGCTGGTGACGCTGGTCATCGAGCCAGGTCGCGCCTTGTTCGAGCATGTCAGCCACAGCCACTCCTTCCCTTCGTCCCTACTGGCTCATCCGAACACGGACGGTCGCGTCGTTATCCGTCGCGTCGGCGACGACTCGACCGAGCCCTTTGTTCGCGCCCGTTGCGTCGTCGGTCGTGGCCTGCCTCAGATCCGCGTCCCAATACACATCCGCACCCGCCGCGATCGCCTTGCCAAGACCGATCGCCTTGGGAAAGTCGAAGACCCCGACGACCGCCAGTGCGCCCAGTGTGTTCGCAAGGATGTCGAGCTTGGCGACGCCGACGAGTTCGCCCTGAACGACCACATCACCCGCCGCGACATCGGCCGCGGGTGTGTAGTCGATCGAGTTGCCTTCATGGATATATGTTGCACTCATTGCTTGTGGCTCCTGTTGATTGGGATCACCGCCGCCGGCTTGTCCGCCTCCGGGAATCTGTGACATAGTGTGTTCACCGCTTTAGGCCTCGCCCTTCATCTTTACGCCGCCGCGCGGCTCTTGAAGCGCGACGCCGAAGTCGTGGTAGCCGCGCATCTGGATGCCCAGGTTGTTGAAGTCGGCGTCGGCGCTTTCAACCGTCGGCTGCTGCTGGCCGTTGAGGAACGCGACCTCGATCACGGGCATGTCGTTCGGATCGGCGAGCACATACCACGCCAGACTCGAAAAGCCCGTGTACTTCGGGTTGCTCAGATAGCTCGAACGCACCGGGCGGAACTTGCCCGCGTGCGGGTTGGCGACCGGGGTCTTCTTGGTCGAAGATGGGTCGCGCAGCTCGGTCGAGTTCATGATCTGCGTCGCTGGCACATAGAGCGCGTTGGGGACGAGCAGGATGACGGGTGCGACCGCCAGTGGATGGCCATCGGGGTCGGTCTGATCGAGGAAAAGCGTTTCGGCCTGTGTCAAGGCATCGATACCCAAGGCCGTGCCGACGCCTTCTGCGTAGTTGTTGTTGCCCGCAATAAAGAACGCGGCGTTGTTGAGGAAGGCGCTCCAGAAGACCTCGTTGAGTTTGAGCGCACCGCCACGACCGAGTCGACGCGGGACAGCCGTCAGCGCATCGAGATCATCATTGATCAGATCGCGACGATCGATCCCGAACATGCGGCCGTAGGTCTTGGCCTGGTTCGTGTACGCCGTCTCTCCGACCGTGGCGTGTTTGAGTTCGCCACCCGGTGCGATTTCCTCGTAGACGAAGCCGCCGGTGAGCGAGTAACTGGAGACCTGCTTGAAGTCACGCACGGAGCGGATCGCAGCCAGTTCGCGCCAGGTCGATTCGACAGCCTCGAAGCCCGCGCGCAGGAACTTGTTGGCGACATTGCTCAGAATGCCGGGCAGGCTCATTGTGCTCAGTCCCGCTGCCTGCACATCGGCGAAGGCGAACTGGAGCAGTCCCTTGAGGTCGCTGCGTCCGTAGCCGCGATAGCCGTTGGCCTGCGCGAAGATGAGCAGCGTCTCACACAACCCGAGCCCATGGCGGTATTGCCGCTGGGCGACATCGAGCGTGCGCTCGGTGAACTGTGATTCGAGTGTCTCGGTGTCCAGACCACCAGCCACGCACATCGCCGCCTCGATGATCGATCCCTCGATCCGATCGCTCTGCGAGCGTGGCCCACCGATCCCCTCGTAACTGCGACCGAGCCGCATGACCTCGAGCTGGTACTTGTCGGGCTTCCATCCCGCCTCGAGCGCTGCGTGCGCCAGGCGACCGAGATCATCAGCGAGTTCCGGGCGCTGCGTGAGCACCTCGGCCGTCATCGCCTGGATGCGCTGGCGTCGCTCCGACTCGGCCCGAGCCCGCGACGTGATCTGATCAATCTCTGCCGCCGGGTCGCTTGCGGTGATGGTGCCGTTGCGCTGCGCCGGGGAGGGCTGACTCGCTTCGATGGTGGCGGCGTTGTTCTTCGATGTGTCATCGGTCATCGCCGCATCGTCATGGTTGTTCTGGGGGTCCGGCATCGTGTGATTCTCCTGCTGTTGCTGTGCGGCGATTCGGGCGCGGGTTTGCTGGTCCGCACCAAGATCGACGAAACTGATCTCGTTGAGTGTGGTCTTGTGGGCGATGTAGATCGGGCCTTTGAACTTTCGGCCGTTCACCGTCACCGATACATCGCGTTTGATGAACTCGAGTTCGTCGACCGATGCGCCGATCGAGGCTTGCCAGGGGAAGCCCTTCTTCCCGCTGGCCACGATCTCTTGGGCTGCGGGGGTGTCGCGAGACACGACACCCTCGGCGATGAGCTTGCCGTTTTCGATGGCGATCCGCTCGGTGTGCCCGACGCCCTCGAGCGCCGAGTGCTGGAAGCGAACCGGGCGCTGCTGGGCCGGGATCTTCAGGCCGTCGAGGTTGACCACAACCGGGTAGGCGAACCCGAGCGTTCGGATCGGACCGCCGGTGTAGGCGACCATCGAGAACTTCGGGAGCGCATCGGACCCGCCACCATCACCATCCGGGTGCGCGGCGGCTTCAATTGCGACCTCACAATCGATCGCCAGAATGTCAGGCGGCTTATTGATCGTCTGGGTCATCGTCTTGTTCCTTTGTGCCTGCGGGGACGGGAGCATCTGGGGCGTCTGCGGCGTCCGGGGGCTGAATGCCGAGCGTCTGCATCAACTCGCGTTCCTTGGCGATCTGGCGCAGCTCGGCCTCCCAGTCGAGCCCCTGCTTGGCGTATTCGCGTGCAAGCGATGTCGTGCGACTGTCGAGCCGCGTGGACTGGGCGTTGGCTTCCTTGGCCGGGTCGACGTGCTCGGTCCCGTCCCAGAACCACTGGTGGGTGCGAACGGCATCGCGCAGCCGCATTGATTGCGGCAGCAGCCCCTCGACAAGAACAGCCTCGTCGAACCACGCGTGGAAGATGTGATCGAGCACGCAGCGTTCGATGTGCGCCTGCTCGATGCGGATGCTCTTGAAGTAGGCCTGGTGGTCAAGCCGACCGGAGGCGTAGTTGTACCCCGAGGAGTTGCCAGCCGCGACGTTGAACGGCATGTTCAGGCACCGGGCGATCTCGTTGAGAATCTCGCGCTTGAACTCGCCGTAGGTGGTAGAAGGCTGCTCGGCCTTCATCTGCGCCATCTTCCAGCCGCCGGGCATGGTCAGGAGCATCCGCTGTTCGAGTTCGATCGCATCCATCGGCTCGACGTCTTCCGCCTCGCCGTTGGCCGGTGCGTCCGTGTAGAGCACACCCGCGAAATCGGCCGCTGTCTCTGCGGCGCTGATCACGGCGAGTGTGAACCGGCGCAGTTGCGCAAACAATGGGAGCGCGGGTGTGATGTCGGGAATGCCACGACTCTGACCGGGCCGGTCGGCCCGGAAGTAGTGGATCATGACCTGCGCGGAGATGCGGTTGTACTCGAGGTTTGAGAACCATCGCAGATCGCCGGGATGTTGCTTGAGGACGTGGTACTCGGTCGGATTGCCGAAGTCGTCGAAGACGATGCCGTCGATCATGTGGGGGGCGCGAGGTGTGTGAGGGTTGTTGGTGCGGAGATCCGGCGTCGCGATCTGATCCGCCTCGATGAGACGGACATCGAGCTGGACTGGCGAGGCATGACTGGGATTGCGGGCCAGGAGCATGAACCCCTCGCCGGACTCGGCCCGCGCCATCCGCATCGTGCGGAGTTTGGCGGCGAGCCCGATGGTCCGCGCCCAGTCGGCAAAGGCCATCTCGATGCGCCGATCCGCATCGGGATCACCGGTCAACATCTGGAGACGCGGCCCCGTCCCGATGACATCGTTGGCGAGCGTCAGCACGATCCCGCGGGCGTAGCTGTTGTTGGCAACCTCGTAGCGGGCCCGGTTGCGCAGCACGCGCCGGACTTCGGGATTGGCGGCCGCGTCGGCGCTGAGACCATCGGCGTTCGCCCAATGGCGGCGGTTCCCATCCGTGGTCGCCGCCGCGTCGTACCGGGCTTGAAGAGGTCGCAGACTGACGACTGGATTCCGCACCCGCGCACCGTGCGCGACTCGTGTGTCATCGCTTCGGTGCGGTGTGTGCGTAGCCAGCGTGTTGATCAGTCGCCTGAGCATCCGTGCTCGTCCCTCTCGATTCCTCAGTCAGGCCGTCCCGTGCGGGATGGCCCGGGTGATCTTGATCCCGAGCCCCTTCTTCTTCGCAGCCGCCTTCGAGTTCAGATACCGATCCGCCTCGACCTGGTCCTTCAAACCGTGCTGCTCGACACTGCCCGAATCACCCTGCGCCCGCTTGGGGCCGCTGGCGTTGTCCTTGATGTTCTGGTCGAGATCGTTCGGCATGGCAGCATCCACTGCGGTACATGCAAGAGGCACGACCGCTATGGATCACCTATGCTGTTGATTCAGATGATGCCCGCTTACGAACGGCTTTCGATCAGCTCATTCCAGATATGGAATCGAGGCGGGTCAGATCCAAGGGCCGGACGCTTGCCAGTTGCGTTCGAACTGTGTTCCGTTGCTGATGGCAGCTACGACCGGCAGCAGGAACTCGGTGACCTTCTCGACGACTTCCGGGAAGTCTTCGGGACACACCGCTGGCACGAGGCGTTTGCGGAACGCCTTCCACTGCGCACGCCTTGAAGGGTCGGCGGCGAATCCAAGGGTCATCGCCAACGGCTGGACTGGAATGGCCGTGCCACGATGCTCACAGGTCGTTCGGATGGCTCTCGCGAGAGTCGCGCCATCAAACGAGAAACCGCGGGCCAACCACCAGATGTCGTGGAAGTCCTTCATCCTGCTGTTGGCCTCGCCACGTCGGAGCATGACCTCGAGCTTCTCGGCCACGGTGGTCTCCGGTGGATACGCCTTCAGACACGGCCCTGGCATGTCAAGAAACGTCGGGAATTTGATATCACGTGGCTCGGGGGTCACCCTGTCTCCGAAACCGACATCGATCTGCATCGCCAGTCGCGTATTGCCAAGCATGCCGCGGAAGGTCACACGGATCCCCGAATAATCAGCTTCCTCTACGATCGTCGCTCCGAGCACGCTGCTCTCGTCGAACGCGAGGCCGTCGTCTTCGACCGTCTGCTGGCAGATATCCCGAACAATCGACTCCACCGTGTCGATCTCATTGGCGACCCGGCCGAGAAGGTCGATGTCACGAGTCGTGCGATACGACGCGGTGTCCCATACCCGCAGCAGAAGCGCGCCTTTGAGGACGAACTTCGACGCGTGCGGCGACTCTGAGAGCCGATACAGGAATCGCTCCATGGCGAAGAGCTGCACAAGGTCATTGAACGAGCGCCCGCTGGAACGCGCCTGATTGAGCAGACGGGCGTGGACGGAGGCCGCCAGGTTGGTCGGCTGGCCCTTCTTCACAGGATCGCCTCGATGTAGGGCATCATGATCTGTCGGACACGATTGATGTCGGCGAACCTCAGCAGATCATCCATGTTTGATCCTCGACGCCGGAGATATGTTCGCAGCGCTTCGACCGCGACATCGGTCCCGACCTTGTTGCGGAACTTAAAGCAGTCAGCGATCGTCTTCGGTGCGCTGAAGATGCGCACGGGTGTCCCGCTGATGCTGTGCTCCTCCACCCCCTTGGTGAAGGACCGGCCACCGAAGCGATAGATCTGGATTGGCGGGTGAGCGAGTTTCGGTGTCCGAGAGCCCGGGGCCAGCGCGAGATCCACGCGGTGTGGGATCTGTGTCGTCAGCTCGTGAAATGCCAGCGCAGAGATCAGGCACACGACGGCCGAGGGCACTTTGATCGCGGCCACGACGAGATCCGGGTCGGAAATCGGGGGTGCATCGGCGAGCTGGTAGATGCCACGGCTCACCCGCTCGATGATGCCCGCCTCCCGCATGGCGGAGAGGGTCCGCGGGTGGACGCCAGCCGCCCGAGCGTCGCCCGCGCGGAATGTGCCTCCAGCTTCTTGGAAGAACCTCCTGGCTCGCTCGAAAGGAGAGGATGTCGGGCTGGATGGGTGTTTGGACATGGATCAACTCGTCACTACTTATCGACAAGTATAGGCATATTGCTCCAGTCCGTCAGCCACGGATTTGCTCCTTGGTGAGGATTCTCCGCCCGCAGTGCCTGCACTCCCGCTGCCGGATCAGGCGGCCGTGGAGCGTCCGCCGCGTGTAAATCACACGAAAGTGGCAACACCCACACTTCGGGCACCGGATTCCACGATCCCCTACATCATTCGAGTAGGAGTCTGGAAGCTGGGTCATCGCTTCGCCTCACGAAGGGATGACAGCTTGATCCGGGGTCGCCTGGCTGTCGGTTTGCTGCCTGTGCCGAAGAGCACCGCGCCTTGGATGGAACCCGCGACGGCTGCGCCGACGAGGCAGTCGAGCCAGTGGTTGTCCGCGCTGGCGAGGCGCAGTTTCCACTCATCGACCGTTCGGCCACGCCCTTCGGTTTTGACGCGGTACTCGGCTGTCAGGTGCTCGGCCAGGAGGAGGTGCAACTCGGCCTTCCGCCCGAAGAGCGAGAGGCAACCGGGATCGCCCATCAGCACCGAAAGGCGAGCTTGCACGAACGACTTCCAGTAGTTCGTGTCGAAGACGATGTGACGCACGGCGCGCTTGCCCGCGACATTGGGGATGCGCCAGTTGTGACCGACGCGGTCGCCGCGTTTGCGTTTGTACTCGCTGAACGGGATGCTCGACGCGCCGACATATCGCCCGTGCGATGGCAGGAGCAGATTGGCGTAGTTCGACTGGCGGCAGAACTGGTACACGACATCAGTCGATGCACCCCAGTTGGCGTCGATCAGACAACGATCGATGCGGACCATTGCTCCGTCGTCCCGCCGCCACTCCTTGCCGAGCTTGGCCTCGGTCAGGCGTTCGAGCCCGGCGTAGATCGCGCCCTCCTGGCCCGCCCTTGGTGCAGCGCGGGCAAGCGTCCGCTTCGCGTCCCGTAGCGTGAAATGACTTCCTGGGGGCAGCTTCTGGTCTGGCTCTGTGCCGTAATCGATCACATGGCCCGTGAAGTCATCCGACCACGCAGCAACGAGCCAGAACAGGCACTTGCCCTGCACATCGATGAACATGGTCAGGTGGGAGCAGCCGATTGGCACTTCGCCGCGTTTGAGACCGCTCGTCTTGGCCGCGATCTCGTCGGCGGTCATCAGCTCATCGTCCGGCTCGTCTTCGGGCAGCGGTTCGTTCTGGTACTCCGCCCAGAAGGCGGCCTCGTTCTGGAGCTTGAGATTCATCGCGTGCTGGATGGCTGACAGTTCATCGTGGTTGAACCGCTCGGGCCAGGCGATGACCGCACCCTCGTCCATCGCTTCACGGTGTTCGCGGTAGAACTCGGTCGCTGCCTTGAGCCCGGCTTCGGCACGGAGGCCATCGGCTCGCACCTGCGCATACTCGGCCCAGAGCGCCTCGTTCGTCGGGAACTCGTACACCATCCGGGTGCGCTGTCCTTGCCATTGCGGGTGCTTCTCGCGATCGAGCAAGCGGTCGGCCATGTCGTCGGGACGAACGACCGTGATCGTCATGAGCCCGGCAATCTTCTTGCCCGGTCCGCCGAGGCCAAGGATCGCGCCCGCGAGGATCTTCTCGCGCGTCGCGCACTGGCTCGGGCTCCTCGCCGATTCGTCCGTTTGTGGATCGTCGATGAGAACGAGCGACGGCCGAACGGACTGACCATCGGGGCGTTTGTGCTTCATGCCTCGGATACGGCCCGTGATCCCGGCGACTCGAATGATCGCTCCCGATGCCTTCGACTCGGGCATCGTGGGAAGCACGATCTCCTTGGCCGTCCAGCCGATGTGCGTCTGACTGCCGTCGTACAACTGTCCGCCGGCACGCTGGTGGATGCCTTCGAGGCGGTGAATCGGATACACCACCTCGGGAAAGTCCGCCAGCAGCAGCTCGTTGTTCTCGAGTTCGGCCTTGATCGAGTCGAGCATGTTGGCCGCGTGCTCCTCATCCGCGCCGATCAAGGCCACGAACCCGCGCGCACCGATCAGAATCGCCCAGAGGCAGGCCATCTCACACAGCGTCGTCTTGCCGCTGCCGCGCGGCATCGCCATCGCAAACAACCCACCCTCAAGCACCGCCTGCTCGATCTTGGCGATGACCTTGAGGTGGTCATCCGACCATGCCATCGTGAAGGTCTGCGGGAAGTAGGTCTCGCAGAACAGCCGGAATGATCCCTCGCACTTGCGACGCCGATCTGGATCGACGACCTCCGGCAACTCGCCGATGTCGCGTCCCGAGAGCGACATCGCCACATTGCGCGCCCGGGCGCGCTCGCGGTGCGCGTCGTAGCCGGTCAGTTCTTCCGGCTTGGGCTTGGGCTTGTGGCGTTCGCCCACCAGCCACGCGGCGTAGCGCAGCAGATCGACCCGGCTTGAATCGCTGGCCGATGCCACCCGCATTCCCGCACGCGTGCGGTGCTGGCGCAGTTGCCGTTCGCTGATCACCTCGCCGAGCGGCGTGGAGTTCAGAAGACGGCACAGCTCGCCCGGTCTGATGTTGCGCGGGTCAACCGCCAAGAGCAGCCCCTCCCGTACCCGCCGCCGCCTTCGCCTTGGCCAGCCACGCCGTGTAGTGCATGAGGTTGACCGTTCCGACCGCGTTGGCGGGCGCACCCGCCGCCAGGTCGGCCTCGATCCAGGCGACATCGACCCGCACGCCGCACGCCTTGGTCAGCAGCGCGGCCAGATCGGCCACCGTCAGAGCAGCCGGGTCCAGGCGCGATCTGGCGTCCTGAACGCCTTGTTCGGCCTGTGTGTTTGGATTGTGGCCGGAGTTGTTCGCCATGAGCCAGAATCCTCCTAAATGGCTGCCCAGAAGGGATTTGACGCCTTGACATGGGCGATATGGCAGCCACTCATGTGCCCACGTTGACCCGAACAACATCCATTCAGAAAGGACGGCCCATGACCACGAAGAACGACACGACGACCACCCACGACCGCGACCGGATGCTCGAGGCGATCGCCACGCGATCCCTCAACATCCCCACGCTTCAGCGCCGCAACAGCGACCACCTCGACTTCCACGAGGTCTCGGTCTGGTCTCTGCTCGAAGCGCTGCGGCTGGCGTACGCGTCCGGCTACGAGCAGGCGGTCACGGACCGCGAGCCCCACGACAACCCAGACGAGTCGAATCTGGTCCCGCGAAACTTCGCTTGCCCCAAGTGCGGCCAGCGCGACATGGACCAACTCATCTGCGACGAGGACGGCGAGAGCGTCGCCTGCCAGAAGTGCGGCACGAGCTACATCGTCGCCCAACTCGACTGACGCACCGCCCCTCCCACACACCCGACACCACCCACGACAAGGAGCAACGCCATGCCAACAACGAAGACGAACACCAACGAACACATCCGCGAGATCGCGGCCACCCAGCGCCAGATCGCCGACCTGCTCAACGCGGCGGGCGCGAAGGTCCGCGAGCTCGAGATCGCCTTGAGCGACAATGCCAACGAACTCGAAGACGCGATCACGCGTCGGCGCAGCCCGATCAATGCTGCCGAGGTCGCCGAGGCCTTCACCGAGTACCGCGTCAACACCGGCGAGTTGAACAGTCGCCTGATCGACGCCATCGAGCGACGAGGGCACGAGGTCTTCCCGCCCAAGTACGAACCCATCCGCGCCGCGTGGGCGCTCATCGAGAACCGGCCGTAGCCGGTTCACACATCCAAAAGGAAAGGAACTGCTATGAAGAAGAACGACATCAAGATCGGAGCAACCTACACCGCCAAGATCACCAACCGGGTCGTCCCCGTCCGAATCGACCGACCGAACCCACACGGCGGCTGGGACGCGACGAATCTGGTCACGAAGAAGAAGGTCCGCATCAAGAGCGCAGCCAAACTCCGAGGCCCGTACCGCGACGGTGCGAAGGCCGAACCCACGGCCAACCATGTGTCCAAGTCGGACGCACCGAAAGCCAAAGCCACACGGGCCAACACGGCCGCAACTCCCGCCAAAGCCAAGCCCAAGGCGACCACCAAGGCCAAGCCCGCCAAGGCCGCGACGCGGGCCAACGACGCCAAACCGAGTGGCGGCAAGCCCAAGGCCAAGAAGTGGGTTGGCATCCTCGACGCCGCCGCCGCGATCCTCGCCAAGGCGAACGGGCCGATGGGCTGCAAGGCGATCGTGGACACGGCGATCGAATCGGGCGTGTGGAAGACCAACGGCAAGACGCCCGCCGCCACGCTCTACGCAGCGATGACCCGCGAGATCGCCAAGAAGGGCAAAGACGCCCGCTTCAAGAAGGTCGATCGCGGCCTCTTCGTCGCTGCCGGGAAGGGGGCGTGAACGATGAACAGCGCACCTGCCCCCCAACAACGCATCGAGACCTTCACCGTCGCCGATGACCATCTGATTCGCTCGGTGGTTCCGCAGCGCGGCGAGCCGTACGAACATCGATGTCCGCGAACTTCGTACCAGGACATCGCATACGCTGCGGAGTTGTTCAGCAACCAACCCGCAGATGGCGGCTTCACGCTCGAGGAACTCGCCGCTGCCGCCAACACGCCGAGCACCCAGACGGCGGTCGCCCTCGCCTTTATGAAGGAACGCGGCTGCGTCGTCACACGCTACCGGCGCACCTACGCCGCCAGTCGCTGCCTCTTCGAGGACGCGATGATCGAATACCACGCTCTGCACGAGAAGGACGACGAGTAGCAGGATCATCCCGCTTCTCCTCTCCTAGCCTCGACTTCGGTCGAGGCTTTCTCTCCGGCCTCAGCGTTTGCGGCCCCCGGAATCCGCTCGGCCTTCTTCCCCGCGAACTCCTCCCATCGCTGCACGATCACATCGCAATACGCCGGATCGATTTCCATGAGGAACGCATGACGATCCGTCTGCTCGCAGGCGATGAGTGTCGAACCGCTCCCTCCGAAGAGGTCGAGGACATTTTCATCCGGGCGTGATGAATACTGAATCGCGCGGACCGCTAGTTCGACGGGTTTCTCGGTGAGATGCACCATGCTTTGTGGATTAACCTTCTTCACATGCCAGAGATCGGTCGCGTTGTTGGGGCCGAAGAACTTGTGCCCGGCCCCCTCGCGCCAGCCATAGAAGCAGATCTCGAACGCGCCCATGAAATCTTTGCGCGTCAGCACCGGGTGCTGCTTGTCCCACACGATCCCCTGGCTGAAGTACAGCTCGCATGCCTTGAGCGGTGCCGGGTAGTTCCCGATGTTCGCGTACCCGCCCCAGATGTAGAACGAGCCTCCCGGCTTGAGGACTCGGCTGATGTTGCCGAACCACGCGAGGAGCATCTCGTCGAACGCTTCGTCCGTCATGAAGTCGTTTTCGAGTGGCCGATCCTTCGCCCGCATCTTCTTGTGCGTGGCCTTGGCCTTCTCTGGATGACGGGCCAGGTCGAACTTCTGGTGGTGCTTCTTCTCGGGTGCCGTGAAAGAAGAGTTGCCCGCCGCGATGGCGTTGTTGCTCCGAGGCTCGACCTTCACATTGTACGGCGGGTCAGTATTCACCATGTCGATGGTGTTCCCATCGAGCAACCGATCCAGATCATTCTCGCTCGATGAATCGCCGCACAGCAGACGATGATCGCCGAGCACCCACAGATCGCCGGGCTTGGTGATCGGTTCATCCGGCGGCTCGGGAACATCGTCTGGATCGGTCAGCCCTTCCGTCACCCCGGCCTCACCGGCCATCAGGCTGGCAAGTTCGTCCTCATCAAAGCCAAGCAGCGACCAATCAATCCCCGCCTCCTGCAACTCGGCGATCTCGATCGGCAGCAGGTCCATGTCCCAGGTGGCCAACTCGCCGGTCTTGTTGTCCGCGATGCGGTACGCCCGGATGCTCGTCGGGCGGAAGGTAACCGCGATGCTTCCGGCCTCCCCATCGTACTCAACCGTGGAGATCAGGAGGTTGAGGAGCCGGGCCTGCTCGCGTGGGATCAGGTTGGCCCAGAGTGTGTCGAAATCAGCGAACGCGGCTTCGGCTTCTGCTGGCGAGACCGTCTCATGCTCCAATGCAGCGATCCGCGTATCCAGTTCGGGGCGTCGCTGCTCGGCAGCGCTGATCCGTTCGTGCAGGTCTGCGACGCGAGCGGTGACATCGCTTGTCATGGCACCGTCCGCGACCAGACCCCGCAACTCCTTATCGTGACGAGCCGTTTCACGGCTGAGATCGTCGCGTTCCCTCGTCAGCGCAGCCAACTCCTCGGAAACCGTGACTTGTGATTCGGTGAGTACCCGGGCGAGGAGCGACTTGTCGGCTGCAAGCCCCCGTACCTCGTCCACCACCACACGCTCGATCTCTTGTGCGGGCAGCGTACCCGTCTGACACGCGCTGCTGCCGCTCTTGATGGCGCGGATGCATCGGTAATAGCGATAGAACTTCCCCTTCCGCATGCCGCAGAATGTGTGCGTCATAGCACTGTCGCAGGTCTTGCACCGGAGGAGCCCGCGGAGCAAGGCCCCGTATTTGTTCCGCACTTCCACACCGCCGGTGCGGCCATTGTGCCTGAGTTGAGCCTGAACTGTGTCGAACAGTTCCAGATCGATGATTGCTTCGTGCTCGCCCTCGTAGATCTGGTCCTTGTGTTTGATCTTCCCGGTCAGGACCGGATTCGTCAGCAGCGTGTAAAGCGTCGCCCTGTCGAAGGGGCGTCCTCCGACCTTCTTGCCCTTCTTCGTGACACGCCGTTTGTTGACCCACCTGCGTCGTCCAAGTTCGCTCGCAACGGGGAGCAGCGATCCTTTCTCGATGTACATCTGGAAGATCGTGCGGACGCGTGCGGCCTCCGTGGCGTTTATGACGAGCTTCGGGCTGCCGCCAGATCGATCGACATCGTACCCCAGGACGGGCACGCCGCCCGCCCACTTCCCCTTGCGTTTCTGCGCCGCGATCTTGTCGCGGATGCGTTCGCCGATGATCTCCCGCTCGAACTGTGCGAAGGAGAGCAGGATGTTCAGCGTGAGGCGGCCCATCGAGTGGGTCGTGTTGAACTGCTGCGTGACGGACACAAACGAGACGCCGCGTTTTTCGAATGTCTCGAGGATCCGAGAGAAGTCCATCAAAGAACGGCTGAGGCGATCCACCTTGTAGACAACCACGCAGTCGATCTTGCCCTCCTCGATGTCGCGGAGCATGTGGTCAAGGGCGGGACGTTCCATGCTCCCGCCGGAGAAGCCGCCGTCGTTGTACTGCGTCGGGACCACGGTCCATCCCTCGGCCTTCTGGCTGGCGATGAACGCCTCGGCGCTTTCACGCTGGGCGTCGAGGGAGTTGAACTCCTGGTCGAGCCCTTCCTCGCTGGACTTCCGGGTGTAGATCGCGCACCGAACGGTCGGTGAGTCCAGCCCGTTGGTTTTCTCACTCTTGCGTCGGCCACTCATCGCTTGCTCCCGAGGCGGAAGAAGCGGAATCCGTTGATGTGGCTCCCGGTGACCTTTTTCGCAATCGCCGAAAGCGTGCGGTACCGATCACCGTCATACTCGAAGCCCTGACGGTCTGCGAGGACGACCACGCGGATCTTCCGGCCCTTGTATTCGCGGATGATCGCCGAACCAGGCGACGGGATGCGCGGATCGTTGTGCTCGCCGTTTGGGAGCAATCGCGTGACTGTTGCTTCCGACCCCGACTGCGGTGGGCAGACCAGCGTCTTCGGAGCCATGACTCGGATATCCGCGTCGTCGGCCAACTCCGCAGCCCGTTTGCGAGCACGCTCGGTGAGGTCGCCCTCCGCGTTTGCCTGGATGCGCCAGGCAATCTTGCGGATCAGGTAGGCGCGGTGCCGGGTCCGGACTGGTTGGCCGTGGAGATCCTCGTATCGCTCAGCCAGTTCGCTGGTGGTCATGCGATGGAGGGCGTCGATCTCTGCTGCGATGTCGTTGGGCAT